CCCTACCATACTATGATACATTCCCCCTGGTGTTACCACTAGAGATGTATCCAGATGGGTTTCTTGGCATCAACTTGCATTACTTACCAATTCCCCTGAGAATTAAGTTGCTTGATCGTTTGGTGGACTATTCTAATAATACCGCATTTGATGAGTCAACAAAACTTATCGTTGATTATAGCAAATTAAAGAGCGTGAGACTTATCAGGCCAACCATACACAAATACCTTGCTGGATACACCAAGTCACAGTTTCGTAGAATTGATGCAGATGAATTTACGGTTGCAACTCTTCTACCTGTACAGAGGTTTAAGAAGGCATCTGCATCAGAGGTATGGAAAGAATCGAGGGCAATGATCTAATGGCAGTACTTCCTAAATTTATAGAAGGAGCAGCATTTGGTAGTCTCAATACTGTCCTAAGTCATTTCCTTGGCGGAAACGGTAAGGATGGATATGCTCTCCCAAGTCACTTTGAAGTTCTTATTTTACCCCCAGGCATGGGCTTGCCCGACTCTGGGGATATTGATGAATTAAATGACGACGAGCTCGCCCAAATTGCAGCGCGAGAATCCCTTGGCGCCAATGGAGTAGAAAAGAAAATTTCTCTTCGTTGTGAATCAATCTCACTGCCGGGGATGAACCTCACTTCAAGTATCGATCCTGGCGGGTATAGTGTTCAACCACAAATTGTTGATGGTGTTTCTTTCGCAGAAACAATTAATATGACATTCCAATCGAGTAGTGACCTTGAGGAGAGAGTGCTTTTTGAAAAATGGCAACAATTGGCATGGGATAGGGCTAATTGGAATATCAGATATTATGATGAATATGCATCAGGGTCGGTAGAGATATATATGTTAGACATGCAAAAAAATAAAAAGTATGGGGTTAAACTATATGATTGTTACCCAAAAACTATCACTGATGTTGCCCTAAATTTTGCCCCTGCAACAGACATTGTGAAAATAAATGTTGCCATGCAATATAAGTATTGGGAGACAATGAATATTAAAGCTCAACCACGAGGTTTGGGAGACAAACTTTTAGATAATATCAAAGGGGGTATAGAACGATCCATTAACGCGAACATACCGAATGTGTTAAGCAAACTAGGTTAAACCCTGAGTTTAACTTATAATTTTATGATAAAGGATGATAAATTATGGCACTACCTAAACTAAAGACACCAGAATACAAATTACTGGTTCCATCAACACAAGAGGAGATTAGTTACAGACCCTTTTTAGTTAAAGAACAAAAAATTCTTATGATTGCCCACGAATCAGAAGATGAAAAAAATATTGCTGATGCATTAAGCAAACTAGTCTCAGAATGTACATTTGGGAGTATTGATGCATCAAAGAGTCCTATGTTTGATGTGGAATATATATTCCTTCAAATAAGGGCAAAGTCAGTTGGTTCTGAAGTAAAATTAAATATTACTTGCCCAGATGACGGCGAAACACAAGTTGAAGTTAATGTTAATATTGAAGACATTAATGTGCAGAGGAGTGTTGAACATAAAGAGGTTATTGATTTGACTGATGATATCAAAATCAAATTTAGATATCCTCGACTTTCTGATCATCAAGGTTTCCCACCAAATATAGGCGACTTTGAGCGTATGACTAGATTGGTTAATATTTGTGTTGAATCAGTTCAATCCGGTGAAGAAACTATAAACTATGTTGACATGACTTCAGAGGATATCGATGATTTCATTGATTCATTTACTGGTGACCAGTTGATACAAGTACTTGAATTTTTCGAAACTATGCCAAAAGTTCGGCATGTGGTTAATGTAGTAAATCCTGTTACGAAGGTAAAAGGAGAGGTATTACTAGAAGGAATCGAAAGTTTTTTAGAATAGCCCTTTCGCATGATAGCGTGGTGAATTATTACCAGACAAATTTTTCTATGATGCAACATCACCACTATAGTTTGACTGAATTAGAAGATATGATGCCTTGGGAAAGGGAAATTTTTATAGGATTGTTAGTTAAACATTTGGAAAAAGAAAAGGCGGAACAAGAAAAACAAGAGATCGCTAATAGGGGCTAGTTAAATGGGCGAAGAAGAAATTAAAGCATCAGGCTATCATCCAGCAGATACTAATGGTGATGGTAAAGTTAGTAATGATGAAAAAAGCATGTATCTTGAGTTCAAACGCAAAGAACTTGAAGATGCAGATGCAATGCGTGATGCACAACGCAACATGGCATGGTATGCTCTTAGTGGGATGCTATTGTATCCTGTGTGCGTTGTCGTATCAGTTATATGCGGTATTGATACTGCTGCAAAGATACTGGGAGATATGGCAGGAGTATACTTCATTGCCGTTGCTGGTATTGTTGCAGCATTCTTTGGCGCCCAAGCAATATCAAAAAAAGTATCTAAAAAATAAGGAATAAGTTATGGCAGATGATCTCTCAATTGTAGCGTCTCTTTTAAGAGATACTAATAAAAAGCTGGATAAGCTTAGTAAAGATAATGATGAAAATAACACTGCTACTTCTATAATAGCACAATCATTACCCGAAATATTGAGTGATAGAAACATACAGGCTAAAAGTCAAAAATTTGATAAAAAAGAAGGTGTAACTGAGGTTGATGAAGCGGTAGCGGAAACTACAAAGGCGGTCAGAGAAGGAAATGCAGAGGCGGCGGCACAGGCGGCCGAGGACGCGGCAAAGGCTGCCAAGGAAAGGATTGAGCAGGCCAAGGAAAGGATTGAGACAAGGAAGGCGAATGAAGCATGGAAACATCTCGATATAGCGCAGTGGGATAGTATTAAAGGATTTGCAGAGAATAGCGAAGAAAATCGGAAAGACCAAAAGAGTCATATTGAGGATCTTAAAACAGTAAATGAAGAGGTAGGGAAAGAAATTGAAGAACAGGGTGGAGTAGCAAAAGCAAATTCGGAGTATGTTAAAGGCTCTTTTGACATACAAATGGCAGAGTTCGCTTTAAGAAAGAAAAACCCAGAACTTTCTAGAGCGGGAAAGAGTGAATTAGCCCGTGAGACTTCTCAAGCTAAAAAAGAGCAAAGGACAACCAACGGTCTTATGCGAAGAATGGCTGGTGGTATATTGACTTCTCTTAAAAATACTGGGAAAGCAGTAGGGTTGGGGATATTAGGGTTTTTGTCAGTGTTGGGACTTAGCGCATTCTTGTATGCTCTCGGTCAGTTCTTAGGTAGTGAACAATGGAAAGAGATGGTGGATAAACTTAAAGGATTTCATAATGCCTTCTTTGGTAAAGATGGTAGTTTTATGAAAGGAATTAAAGAACTATTTAGTGATATAGATGGTCTTGGGGGAATCATCATTGGAATAGGAACTGCCGCAGCATTGTTTGTTGGATTTAAAATTACCAGGCTTGTCTTGGCAGTTTCAGCCTTTCTAAGCGCGATTGGTGTCTTTTCGAAAAAACTCCCTGGTGCCGCCCCCCCTACTACTAAGCCGCCTAAGCCGCCTAAGCCGCCGATTCCTATGGTGGACAAGGAAGGCCGGCAAATTGGAAAAGATAAGAAGGTGCTGAAGGGCGCTGCTTTAAAGTCGCGTATGAAAAAGCTTGCTCAAGGCCGCCCCACATCGAATTGGAAGTCGAAAATAAAGGGGGCGGGTAAAATTCTTGGTAGAGCCGGTGGAGGGATACTTGGGGCTGCATTGGATCTCAGCACGATTGATTGGAGTCAATCCAAAGAGAAGATTCTTCCAGAACTGCAAGGTGTGCTTGCTGGTTTGGCCGGGGGTGCAATTGCCGGACTGGTTGGCGGCCTTTTCACCGGCGGATTTGGAACTTTTCTCGCAGGGACGGCCGGGTATTATGCTGGCAAAGCGTTCATGCCGAAGTGGGTAACTGAAACTCTTGCAAAAAGACTCCTTGGCATTGATGTAGACGAGAGTGGAATAATGACAAAATACAGGGGGCCCCAGATAAAGAAAGGTTTTACACTCAATAAAGAAACCGGGGAATACACGAACAAGGCAGGCCTGACCGCGATGGGGTCGATGAGAACCAGTTTCGGTACCGATGTTGCAATTCATAAGGGGGTTTCTAAGAAACTCCAAGGTAAGCTGTATTCATTGAATTACGATCCAAAAGATTCCAAAAGGGCGTGGGAAAAGAAAAATCCACTGGCCCAGACCGGGTGGAGGCCTTGGATGGATAAGAATGCACGACATCGCCTTATGGCAAAGCACATTTTGAGCAAGATGCCGGGCATCATGCCCGCCCCCGGCACTCACTTTGGCAGCTCCTCTTGGGAGGAATCTGCGACCAGCGCCCGCCGCAAAGCCATGCATGATCCTGGCCAGGATTTTAAAGTTATACCGTACCCGCATCTTAATTCAGATGGAACGCCGACGGTGGTGGTCAAGGTGGCGGCTCCAATCGTCAACGTACCGGCGCCAATCGTCAGTGTATTGAATTCGGGTAAAGGAACCATAAACCTATACGGTCCTCTCAACAGAGGGCCCTAATGGATCATAAAAAAGGGGGGGGAAATTCCCCCCCCAGTCTCTTATTCGTTTGCCAACTTTTCAAAGTAGGATATAGTATCCTCATCATTATCAACAGTAGGCGCAGGAGTAGGTTTTGTATCCACCTTGGGTTCAGCCCGAGGCGCATCTTCCATCACTGCTGCGGCAGTTCCTACCGTAGTAGTCCCTGCAAGAACCATGTGCAAACGTGTCTTTAGCTCATCATATGTCTTGAAGTTGGTGGGCGCAGTAAACTCTACCAGAGGATACTCCTTCTTCCAAACTTCTTCAATTTTCTCATCATCATCATCAAACAAAGCAGTTGGTGCTTCGAACTCTGACTTGTCATAGTTCCAATAGCCATCTACCTTACGAATCTTCAGCTTGAAGTTCGCACCTTCCCAGAAGTCAAAGGGATTTACTGGGGTTTCATCCTTGAATGCTGGTTGCATTGCTTCCATACACTTGTCAAAGATTTTCTTACCAAAGCGATAGAGCATAACCTTGCCCTCATTCTGAGGATTAGTGGAGTCTTCGACAACAAGGATATTTGCAAAATACTGCAACTTACGCTTCTGCTTACGAGCAATTTCCTTGTCTGACTCAACTCCTGAGTTCCAGTATGCAGAGTTCATCTCTGATACGGGATCATTCTGTCCAATGGTTGTGAGAGAGTTCTCAATATACCACTGGCCAGTTGGACCTTGAAACGCATGGTTCCAAACTTTTGCCCAAGGAAGGTCTTCACCCAATACTGCTGGTAGGAAACGAATAACGGCATAACCATTACCCGTCTTATCTACCACAGGTTTCCAAAGACGGTCATCTGCATAGGACTTCTTTTCTTGGGGGGCGTTCTCTGCTTGGACTGCTCCAAGCAGTTTATCCAACGAGTTGGACTTTCTTAGTGTACTTAATGACATATGTATTCTCCTTATGTGAATATATGTTTTCGTATGTTTATCGTATGCTTACTTTATCACAAAAATCTGCTTTTGTCAAGTACCCTACGTTATTTCTTTTTCCATCATTCCCCACACTGAAGAATGATTCTTGTCCAAAACGCTCTACAGGATCAACCCAATAGAACTTAACGTCACGGTACTCTGTAAAAACAGTTTGCATCTGGTTCAACCAATTGCTTGGATTGAAACCTTTTGCATCACCTGACAGATAGTTATCTGTCCCTTTATACAAGTTGTTCAACTTCTCGCTATACGCAGATAGGTCAAACCCCAATATATAAATCTCTGTTGCTCCTTGCTGACATGCAAGGTGCATAGCGGTGTTACCCGCTGACCATCCAATAGGAAAGTCAATTGTATTTATGTTATCATCTTCATAAACATATGTAATCCAAACACCAATATCCTTCTCCAGCTTCATGCGAAGGTCTTTCATGTCAAGATTGGGAAACTGTTGAATTGCCGCCTCAACCTTTTCCTTTATAGAAGATGGGT